AAAGACGGCGCGCTTCAAGCCTTGGTCTACCTTCCGAGTGGAACTACAGGCGTGCTGCTCCACCGTGCCGCCTGGCTCCTCTCTACAGGGGCGTGGCCGGAGCACGAGATAGACCACGAAGACGGCGACCGGACCAACAACCGGCGCAAAAACTTGCGGTCTGCCCTGAAGGGCGAGAACCGCCAGAACTTGAAAGCGATCGGCAAGCGAGGCGTCCTGATTGGGTGCACGCCGTACTATCGGAAGTGGAAGGCGCAGATTCGTGTTGCTGGCAAAGTGCACTACCTCGGGCTGTTCAACACCGAGCAAGAAGCGCACGCGGCCTACTGCGAAGCCAAGACCCGTTTGCATACGTTCAACCCGAAGCAACGGCCGCCAACTGCTTGATTCCAGCGATTTTGGGTTACAGTAGCAACCCATGATCGCCCCAGTCCAGCCGCGCCCGCTGTCCTCGGCCAAGGCGCCTGCGCCCGCCGGAGTCAACCCGATGGTCCGGCAACTGGGGCTGCAAGAGGTGATGGAGCGCGATGCCACCGTGCCCGACCCCGGGCAGGACATCACCGGCGACCCCCACACCGAGTCGATGCTTGCCGGCCACGTCCGGCTGGCCTGGGCCCGCAACAAGTTGTCCAAGGTCCGCATCGACATCAAGCTGCTGTCCGACCTGCGCGCCCGCCGCGGGGTCTACAGCGCCGCGCAGATCAGCGCGATGCAGGCGGCCAACGGCGGCATGAACATCGTCTGGGCGCCGCTCACCGAGGTGAAGTGCCGCGCGGCCTCGGCGTGGATCCGCGAGATCGTGCTGCCCGCCGGTGAGCAGCCGTGGGGTGTCGAGCCGACGCCGATCCCCGACCTGCCCAGGCCGATCAAGGTGGCCGTGGTCAACAAGGCGGTGGCGCAGGCCAAGCAGGCCATGGTCGAGATGGGCCAGGCCACCGGCGAGATCATGCCGCCCGACGAGTTCCGCGCGCTGGTGGCCGAGATCGGCGAGAAGCTGCGCGACGAGGCCGAGGCCACGCTCTCCAAGATGGCGCGCAAGCGTGCGACCCGCATGGAGCGGCAGATCGCCGATCGGCTCGCCCAGGGCGAGTACGAGCAGGCCATGGACGCCTTCGTCGAGGACTTCGTCACTTACCCGGCGGCCATCCTCAAGGGCCCGATCTACACGCGGCACAAGACGCTGCAGTGGGGTGCGGGCTTCAAGCCGATCGTGAAGAACGAGGCCGCGCCGACATGGGAGCGCGTCAGTCCGTTTGACGCCTACCCGGCGCCGTCGAGCAAGTCACCGCAGCAGGGCGACTTCATCGAGCGCATGCGCTTCCGCCGCGAGGAGTTGTACGACCTGAAGGGCCTGCCGGGCTACCAGGACGATCAGATCGACGCGGCGCTCAAGGACTACAGCAACGGCCACCTCGAGGGCTGGCTCTGGACCGAGGCCGAGCGACAGCGGCTCGAGCAGGAGACGTTGTACATGTGGCTGTCGCCCCCGGGCGTCATCGACGCGCTGAACTACTGGGGCAGCGTGCCCGGGTGGAAGCTGATGATGTGGGGCGTCAAGGGCATCGAGGACGAGACCCGCGACTACGAGTGCAACGTGCTGCTGTGCGGCCGCTACGTGCTCTACGCCACGCTGAACCCGCACCCGCTGGGCGAGCGCCCCTACCGCAAGGCCTGCTACGACGAGGTGCCGGGCGCCTTCTGGGGCCGCAGCATCCCCGACCTGGCAGCCACGCCGCAGCAGATGTGCAACGCCATCGCGTGCGCGCTGGCCGACAACATGGCCATGGCCTCAGGTCCGCAGGTCTGGGTGCACGCCGACCGGTTCGCCGACGGCGAGCAGACCATGGAGATGTTCCCGTGGAAGATGTGGCAGCTGAAGTCGGACCCGACGCAAGGCGTCAACCCCGGCATCGGCTTCTTCCAGCCGGATGACCGCGCGCAGTCGCTGATGCAGACCTACGAGAAGTGGGAGATCCGCGCGGACGACGCCACCGGCATCCCGCGCTACACCTACGGCAACGAGCGCGCCGGCGGCAGCGCCGACACGGCCACGGGCCTGAGCATGCTGATGAACAACGCGGCCAAGGGCCTGCGGCGCGCCATCGGCAACATCGACATGAACGTGATCTCGCCGACGATCGAGGACACGTTCAACAACGAGATGCTCTACAACCCCGACGAGAGCATCAAGGGCGACAACATCGTGGTGCCGCGCGGCGCCGCAGCGATCCTGATCCGCGAGTCCGCCCAGCAACGCCGCATCCAGTTCCTGACGTTGACGGCCAATCCGATCGACAGCCAGATCATCACCTCGCGCTACCGCGCCGCGCTGCTGCGCGAGACGGCCGCCGCGATGGAACTGCCGGTCGACGAGGTGGTGCCCACCGACGAGGAGTTGGCGCAGCAGATGGAGTCGCAGGCCAAGGCGCAAGAGCAACAGATGCAAATGATGCAGGCCGCCGAGGAGCGCAAGGACCAGTTGAAGATCGAAGCGATCAAGGTCCAAGGCGGCATCGACATCCAGCGCGACGCGGCCAACGCCCAGCGTGACGCGGCCAGCAAGCAGCGCGACCTGATCGCCGACGTGGTCAAGCAGGCCGTGCAGGCGGCCATGCAGGCCAAGGGCGAAGAGAAGAAGCCCGGCAAGAAGATCCGCTACGAATACGACGAAGAAGGCAACCTGGTTGGCGGGGAGCTCGCATGATCCGCGCCTTCGCCTTGAGTCTTATGCTTCTGTGCGGCAATGCCTCGGCAGCCGGGGCGGCATGCTTCCCTGAGAGTCCGTGGGTGCCGATCAACCTGAGCGGCAAAGGCCTGATGGAAGGCGCCGACGCGCGCCTGGGCGGCACCTGGTCGGCGATCTGGTGCCCCACCGGCACGTTCAGCCCGACCACTGGCACCGAGGTCTGGAGTCTCTACACGCACGCGGTGCTCGACAAGTACCGCACGGTCAACGCCGACGCGCTGATCGACATGGCGCAGGCCATCATCGCTGCGCCGGACCCCTTGGCCGCACTGAACGCGGCGATCAAGTCGCGCGAACTCATCCCGCCCGTCGGCAGCATCGACCGGTTCAACTGGGAGTCGCTGCTGTTCGCGGCCTGTACCGAGGGCGTGCGCCTGGCGCCGTTCCCCGGTCAACCGATCACCAGACCGTGCACACCGCCGACGCCGATCGCAACCGAGATCTGGCGCGCCAGTGGCGGCACGATCTTTACCGCGGCGGGCGGCCGGCTCACCGGTTTGACGACGCGCAAGGCGGCGCTGAACGCGAAGTGCAACAACACGGCGTCACAGATTGTCGTGAACGGAGCCATATACTTGCCCCTTGACGGAGGTCCGCTGACCGAAGTCACCCTCTGCAAGAAGGCGACCTCATGAGCATCACCGTCAACGTGTACCACCACTTTCCGGTGGGCGCGGACATCGTCACCTCCCTCAACGAAATCAAGGAACTCATCATGTCGACCCAAGCCGAAGTCACCGAACTGTTGAACGCAGCCACCACCCAGCTGCAGAAGATCGCCACCGAGAGCGCCGCGACGCTGCAGAAGGTGCTGGACCTGGAAGCCGTCATCGCCAGCATGGGCACCAACGTGTCGCCGGAACTCGAGGCCGCCGTGGCCGCGCTGAAGGCGCAGGTGCAACTGGTCGACGACCTGGTGCCCGACGCGCCGCCGGCCGACCCGGTGGTCTGATCCGCAACCCAACGAGGAGCGAAGCATGGACGACGTCAAACCCGATGGCGCCGCCATCGCCGAGCAAGCCGTGAACCCCCTGGCTGCGTTCGCAGCGCAGCCGGGGACCCTCACCGCGCAGATCCAGATCACCCGCGCCGGCACCGGCAAGGTCGAGGACTACACGCTGGCGTTCACCCCGATCGACACGCCCAAGGAGAACTGAATGGGCCAAGCAAACCGAATCCCGGCTTCGGAGAAGAAGCCCGAGGACTTTCTGCCGCCCGAGCTCCCGCCCGTGGTGAAGAAGGTGCACAACCTCGTAGTCACCCGCGCCGACGGCACGGTCGAGGCGAGCGTTTTCATTCTGCGCCCCGGTGACGTGGCGACCATCGACGACAAGCTCGTCGCGGAAGGCTGATCATGGCAACGACTCATATCACGGCACTTCGCACAACGCTGGCCACCGCGGTGCGCGACGCGATCGACGGCGGCGCCGGCGCGGGCAAGCTGGTGTTCCGGCTCGCCGGCACCGTCAGCGCGCCAGGCACAGCCGTCGCCACGCTGACGCTGACCGACCCCTGTGGCTCAGTCGCGAGCGGGGTGCTGACGTTCAGCGCGATCGCCAGCGACACCAACGCGACCGGCAACGCCTCGCCGGTGGCCAACGCCACGCTGCAGACCAGCGCCGACTCGGTGCAGCTGCATTGCGCCGTCGCGGCCTCGGCCTCGGACATCAACATGACCGGTGGACTCACTGTCGGCTCGGGCGACACCGTGTCCTGCTCGTCGCTGACGTACTCGGCGCCGGCCTGACATGGCCATCACGACGCTCGACGGCATCTTTGCGGGGCTTCGCCCGCCAATCGAGTTTGCCAAGTCAGTCACGGCGACGCTTGTCGCCGGCCGTCCTGCGTCGCTGTGGCCGCTCGGCGGTATGCCCGGCGCAGGGTCGCAGAATGGCACATTGAATGGTGCCGTGCTCGACAGTTCGACGACGATCCCGAACGGTGCGATCCCGCACTACAACCCCGCGTCAGGCAACGCCTATCTCGCCTATCTGGACGCGATGGCAACGCAGGCAGGGCGCCTGCTCGTGCTGGATCGCATCTGGAACAACGGCGGGTACACCATCACCAGCACGGCGGCGCAGAACAGCACGACGCCAACCTGGCCCAGCCGCTGCCCGACCAGCGGCACCGACGACACGCCGGCGACCACAGGCCTTGGCGTCATGCTCGCAGTCGAGGTCAGCGCAGCGACCGGCGCAGGCACGCCGACGATCACGATCAGCTACACCAACCAGGCCGGCACGGCCGGGCGCACAGCAACGAACATCATCGCAACGGTGGCGTCTTCCGCCATCGGTGCGACGTACTTCATCGGCCTACAAGCCGGCGATACAGGTGTGCGATCCGTTCAGTCTCTGACTCTCTCGGCGACGTGGACAAGCGGCACCATCAACCTGGTGGCGTACCGCAAGCTCGCGAGCATCCCGCTGCTGGCACTGATCCCCAACCAGGCCGACGCACTGACCGGACTCGGCACGCGCATCTATGACGGCACGGTGCCGTGGCTTGTCTTCGTCCCCAACACCACCACGGCGAGCGTGGTCAGCGGCTCTTACATCGAGACGCACGGTTGAACTAGGAGCCTGAGATGGCAGGCTCCATCGTTCAGCAGTGGGGAGCAGAAGGGGCCGCAGCAGCGACTACGCTCCCCAGCGGAAATGCGCCGTCCAACGTCGCAGCGGGCAACTTCCTTGTCATCCTGTCGAACTCCGACACGAACGTTTCGTGCACGGTAACGCAGAACTCCGGCACCGCGACGCTTGGGACCATAACCCAGCGCGAGACGCAGACCGAAGCGGGCACTGCTGAGACGACGAAGGTCTACACCTGTGAAGTGACGGGCGCGGGCTCGCTTGATCTGCTGGCGACGTTTGGGGCTTCCGACGCGAACCGCATGCTGTTCGCATGGGAAGTCACGGATGTTGACGCTTTTTTCGGCAGCACGTCAGCAACTGACACCGGAAGCAATCCGACCCCGACGCTGACGGTCAACGTTACGTCGCCACCAGCCTTTGGCCTGATGGTTGGGGTTGATGTCCAAAGTGGCACCCCCTCGACGGGGTCGGGGTGGACGAGTTTCGGGACATTTGGATCTGCCGTTCACTTGGGGCGAGCGCAAACTCGTTCCGTTGCGGTATCAGGCAACCTTACCGGCAACTTCGGAAACGCCGGCCTGGATCGGAACAACACCTTCATGGTGGTGTTTACCGAGCCCGCGCCACCGGCCATCACAGCCCAGCCGGTTCAACAGACGGCACCATCTGGCGCGACCGCCACGTTCAACGCCACGACAACCGGAGCGACCAGCTTCCAGTGGCAGGAACAGGTCGCTGGGGTGTGGACGAACGTTTCCACCGGCACCGGCGGGACGAGCGAGGACTACACCACCGCGACACTGAGTAGCGCAGACAACGGGCGGCAGTTCAGGCTCCAGGCGACAAATGCCGCAGGCACGACCGACAGCGCCGAAGTATTCCTGTTCATCAGCGGCCAACCGATCACTGGCAAAGGGCGCAACGGGTGGGGCTCGGCGTGGTGGCGCCGCTCGGTGCGCAAAGCCGGGTCGATCAGCGGCCTGAAACTCGCGACGCTACGCAAGAGACCGAGCCACGGCCCGAACTTCGACAACGAGGACTTTGTCGCCGCGTGGAACGATTGGTTTTTCCCCGCAGCATCTGGCGGAACCCACACGACCACCGGGGCCCTGGCTGCTGACGCGGCGACGATCGCCGGCACGGCCGCACACTTCACGCTGCACACCTCAACGGGTGCTCTGGTCGCCCAAGACGCCACGATCGCCGGCACAGCCGCCGACGAGCACTCGAACACGGGCGCGCTCACGGCCCAGGCCGCCACGATCGCCGGCACCGCCGCGCACCTCACGCTGCACACCAGCACGGGCGCGTTGACGGCGCAGGATGCAACGATCGCAGGCGCCGCGGCGGACGAGCACGCCAGTACCGGTGCCCTGACCGCCCAAGACGCAACGATCGCAGGCACCGCCGCGCACCTGACGCTGCATACCACGACGGGCGCACTGGCAGCCCAAGACGCCGCGATTGCTGGTAGTGCGGACCACACGACTGCAGGCGCGTCACACAGCACCAGCGGCGCGCTGACGGCGCAGGACGCCACAGTGGCAGGCGCCGCCACGCACCTGACACTGCACACCAGCACCGGCGCGCTGACCGCGCAGGACGCCACGATCGCCGGTACGGCAGCGGACGAACACTCAAGCACCGGCGCGCTGAGCGCCCAGGCGGCGGCAATCGCCGGCACCGCCGCGCACCTCACGCTGCACACCAGCACGGGCGCGTTGACGGCGCAGGATGCAACGATCGCAGGCGCCGCGGCGGACGAGCACGCCAGTACCGGTGCCCTGACCG